GCTAAATTCATGGGACGCAAAGAACCAGGCTGGCATGCAACGTCTGACCTAATCCCGATTCTTAGGCGTAGGTGGGGCCAGTGGGTGACGTTGGACGGTGGGTCTATGAAGATCAAGTTATTCAAGAAGGGAACCGCCCACATGGAGATCCACCCGGATATGTCGTGGCGCTTGAATGCAATTCTTGCAAGCATGCACCCCAGAGCAATCCCGGCACAGTTTCGCCAAAAGCCTAAAAAGCAGATCAAAGAGTTTGAACTTATCGGCAGACCGCTACCATTTAACGTGTTGGCCTTGTTGGGTGGTATGAGAATCGCTACACGTATCGTAGGAAACGGCTACCCTACAAAGTACGTCAACATCGAAAACGCTCGGAAGTTTGACAGCGGCAGACACGTTGGTGGAGTAGAGGAAGCAACCAAGGTACTTGAGTCAATCGGCGCGGTACTGATGGAGCGTGGGTCTAATCCATACTTTCAATTTGACTACGACCCGACCGAAGTGTTGGATGATATTGTTGCCTCTGGGTGTATTCCTGACAAACAATCGCACCAATATTACGCAACCCCTGAAAATCTGGCACGCATCGCGGTTGAGTGGGCTGACATTGGTGACGATGATCAATGCTTAGAACCCAGCGCAGGACAAGGCGGCATTGCTCAATTCATGCCACAGGATAGAACTACATGTGTGGAAATATCCGAACTGCATTGCACCATCTTGAAGGCCAAAGGGTTTAACGTAGTCAACGCTGACTTTCTACCGTGGGCTATTACGGCTGGCAGGTACTCAAAGATCATTTTAAATCCTCCATTTGAAGGCGGTAGGGCGCGACTGCATACCGAGTACGCCATAGGCCTATTAAAGCCCGGTGGCGTGGTTGTAGCCATCCTGCCAGCGTCCAACAAGGGTAAAGACTTTGACGGAGTGCAGTGCGAATGGTCAACAATTTATGAGAATGAGTTTGCAGGCACAGGCGTAAACGTGGTGATGCTTAAGGCAACCAAGAAATCTATTTAACAACAGGAGACACTATGTCCAAAACCCTAAAAGTAAAGCGCGTTCACGACAACGCCATTATTCCAAAGTACCAAACCGAAGGCGCGTGTTGCTTCGATTTGCACGCTGCCACGGTGGCCGGAATGGCCCATATCGGCTCAAACCTACACCCAGGCCACCCTATCACCTGCGGGACTGGTTTAGCCTTTGAGATACCCGAAGGCTACGTGATGCTGGTTTACAGCCGATCAGGGCATGGCTTCAAGCATCAGGTGAGATTGTCCAATGCTGTGGGCGTGGTGGACAATGATTTTACAGGTCAAGTAATGGTGCAATTGGTAAGTGACGAGCGTGATGAAGACCTAGGCCATGTGCCGTTCTTTGTACGCCCTGGAGACCGAATAGCACAGGCCATGCTGATACCGGTTGACCAATGGGCTATCGAAGAAACTAGCGAGCTAAAAGAAACCGAGCGCGGTGATAAAGGCTTCGGTAGTACGGACAATCAGTCGCCTTTGTTGTAAAAAATAGCACTACCCCTGAGAGATTGGGGGTAGAATATGCGCTGAGAGTTTCGACATTCCCTGAATCAGAGGGTTAAAAAGTCAAAGCTCTCAAGGCCTACCGCCTGTAGTTCCGTGCTGATTCCACGGGGTTGCAGGCGGTTTTTTTTGGAGTAACGAAAATGCAGATAGCAACAATGGACAGCTCGCAAAAGATGTCGAGCCGTGAGATAGCAGATTTGGTTGAATCGCGTCACGATAAGGTAAAGCAGTCGATTGAGCGATTGGTAGAGCGTGGCGTGATTGTTCAACCCCCAATGGGGAATGAACCGGAAACTGACAGTATGGGCCGGGTTCGCGATGTGATGGTATACCGACTTTCCAAGCGTGACAGTTACGTGGTTGTTGCCCAACTCTCACCCGAGTTCACGGCACGACTGGTAGACCGCTGGCAAGAGCTAGAAGCCAAGCAAGCACCAGCCATTGCGCCAATACCAAAGACACGCTTAGAGCTAGCAAAAGAAAACGTATTGCTTATCGAAGAGATAGAAGCCAAAGACGCGCTATTGCTTGAGCAAGCACCTAAAGTTGCCATCTATGAAATATTGGCAGACCGCAAACAAGACGTAAGCACTACGCTCATTGCAAAACAACTAGGCACTACGGCCATCAAACTAAATCATTTTTTGCGTGAAAGCGGCGTGAAGTGGCTTAATGCTGATTTGCCTAAAGCTGGCTATTCTGAGTGGTTTAACGTTGTTTCTGACGTAAAAAACGGGCACGAATTCCATCAATGTCTGATTACACCGCTGGGTCAAATAGAAATAACGAAGCTGTGGACAGCAAAATGACCAAGGATGCTCGAATATCAACCGGGCTACCTGGTCACCCAAAGACCAAGAAGCTACTCAGGCGATTGGGGCATGCTGGTCCATTGGCATGCATCTACCTGTTTATATGGTCCGCGGCTAATCGAAGCGACGGCGACTTGTCCGGACTGTCAAACGAGGATATAGAACTTTCCGTCGATTGGACTGGCGAACATGGTGCATTTGTCTCTGCAATGGTAGATGTTGGTTTTTTGGATGGCGAGGAAAACCAGCTTTATATTCACGATTGGTCAGAGCATAACCCGTGGGCGGCTGGTGCAAAGGATAGGTCCGAAGCGTCACGATTTGCAGCTTTATGCAAGCGATATGGACGCAATGAAGCTGCGAACCGCATGCCAGATTATGCGGACCGCATGCGAGGCGCATCCGAACCGCACACGGACCGCATGCGAGGCGGATGCGAGGCGGATGCCCCGTCTCCGTCTCCGTCTCCGTCTCCGTCTCCAATACCGTTACCGTTACCGTTACCAAAGATAGAGAAGACAAAGACAGCGCGCGGTTCCCGCTTGCCTCAAGACTTTGAACCTGACTTTCAATTTGCTATTGATCAAGGCATATCCAACACATTGGAAGAGGCAAGCAAGTTTCGTGATTACTGGAATTCACAGCCTGGACAAAAAGGAGTCAAGCTAGATTGGCAGGCAACATGGCGCAACTGGTGCAGGAGTAATTACAGAACCGATATCAAAACCCAAGCGAAGCGCACGTATCACGATATTTCAGCAATGAACTACACACAAGGAGTTAATGATGACGGAAGTTTTTGAAACTAAGATTTGCAAAATACATGGAGAATTTCAAGCCATGGCCACGTCCACCCTTGGGCGTACTTTTTACAGTAGTTGCCAAAGTTGCACTAAAGATTTTGAAGACATGAAAGCACAAAGAAGTGCTGCTAGAAAAGCTGAGGAATTAAAAACAACCATTGAACGCGCACGCGCAAATAGCAAAATTCCACCAAGATTCGCCAAGTGCTCTTTTGACAACTTCAGGATTACAAACGAAGGTCAAGAGAAAGCGCTGACAGTTGCAAAGGCCTATACAGCCGATTGGACGCAAGCAAACGCCGATGGGCGCTGTTTAATTTTCTCAGGCAAAGCAGGGACAGGGAAAACCCATTTAGCCTGCGCAATCGCTAACGAACTGATTGAGCAAGGATCGTATGCTAAGTTTTACACGGTCACGGGTTTGCTGCGAAGAATAAAGGAGTGTTTTGCCAAAGAATCAAAAGAGACAGAATCTGAAATGATCGACAATTTTTCGCACGTTGAACTGTTGATTTTGGATGAGGCTGGGATGGATTACGGGACAGAGTTCAATAAGACACTGATGTTTGAAGTGCTGAACCGTAGGTATGAAAACATGAATCCAACCATCGTTATCACAAACCTTGACATGGGAGCATTGAAGGAATACTTCGGTGATCGTATTCTTGATCGAATGCGTGAGGGCGGCGGGAAAATGGTTTCGTTCAATTGGGAGAGTCAAAGAAAATGACCCGACAATACGCAGCATTGAAGTTGTTGGAGCATGGGCCGCTAATGTTGGCTGAGTTTGTGGCAATAACGGGCTGGCCGTACCAGTCAACTTACAAGGTGTTAGCCGAGCTAGTGGATATTGGAGCAATCAAGCGTCAAAGGTGGGGACGTTACAGCCTATGACCGAAGCCGACGAAGCCCTGAAAGTTCGCATAGTGGCCCACTGTGCAAACATGGCAAAGCACGACAGAGCATATGCAATTTGGGCATTCAAGCGATACTGCGAGGCGCTGCATTGGATAAACTGGAAGATTGAAAAATAATTGCAAAATGTTGGTAAAATAGATTACAATCAAGCACACCAAACAAGGAAACCAACATGACACACTTAAACGCACTGCTGATGAATCTGTCAAACGAGCGCATCCGCCTTGGTAATGCACAAACTCAATCTGAACGTGACTTGCGCACAGTGTGGGTGAAGCAACTCGAAAAAGAAGTTTCAAGCGAAGAGAAATTTGTTGGTGAAAATCAACTGAGCGATGATGAATTGCTTGCGGCCTTGGGTTAATAACAATGCAATCGCTCACAATCCAACTAAGTAACCGCCAGCAAGCGAGAGCAGCATTGCAATCGCAGCTATACCCGTTCCTTGCAGCCGTGTTGCAAGCAGATCAGCGATTTACGTTGGAAGTGCGCCCAGAGACACGCAGCCTCAAGGAAAACGCGCTACTGCACTCCCTGCTAACTCAGATAAGCAATCAGATTGAATGGGCAGGCCAAAAGCGCGACGCTGAAACATGGAAAAGACTAATGACAGCGGCTTGGTTACGAGCTACAGGCCAGCAAGTGGAGATACTTCCTGCAATCGACGGGCATGGCATAGATGTGGTGTTTCGCAAGACAAGCAAGCTAAGCCGAGCAGAATGTGCAGACTTGATTGAATTTGTACTGGCATGGTCAACAGAGCAGGGCGTAAAGTTCGCAGCATGGGAGCGCGACCTGTGACAGTTTCCCGCCCAAAAGACTGCAAGCAATGCGGCATTAGCTTTTACCCGCTGCGACCAATGCAGCGCGTGTGTTCGGCAATGTGCGCTAGTAGGCTGGTGAAGGCTGCAAAGAAGCAAGAGCGCGAGACCGTAAAGGCGCGGAAGGTGGCGATTAAGAGCCGCGCAGACTGGGCCAGGGAGGCTCAGACAGCATTTAACGCATGGGTAAGGGCTAGAGACGCCGACAAGCCGTGCATAAGCTGCCAACGTCACCACACGGGGCAATGGCATGCAGGGCATTATCTAAGCCGTGGCGCACGTCCTGAGCTTGCATATGAGCCAGATAACTGCCACAAACAGTGCGCACCATGCAACACGCACTTATCGGGTAACGTGGCTTTATATCGCGTCAACTTGGTGAAGCTGATAGGCCAAGAGCGCGTCGAATGGCTAGAAGGCCCACACACTGCAAAGCATTACAGTATTGACGACCTAAGAGAGATCAAAGAAACCTACAAACGAAAGCTAAAGGAGCTACAAGCATGAAAGACACAGAGCAGGAAGTCTGCAAAAACATTCTGGATCGCCAGCAATTGGGCCTTAAAAAATATGGTCGCACAGTAGCAGGCAACCCGCTAACTGAGCGCCAATGGTTGCAACACGCTTTTGAGGAAGCACTAGACCTGTCAATCTATCTCAAGCGACTGATGCAAGAGATGGACGCAAAGAACAGCGCACGCAAAGAATAATTGAAAATATTTTGCAAATAGTTGGCGTAGTGCTGTAAATTGGTTTACAATTCATTCAACGCAACAAACAACGAAAACCTTCAAAATGAAAACACCCAATGCCTGAAAACCTAAAAGTCGAGTTGGCCAAGCTGACGCAACAGCCGCAACGCCAGGACGGTACTACCGACCAATTGCGCGATCTGCATGCCTTCGCAAACAAGCTGGGCTTGTATGACGCTGCCGATCTGATCCGGTCGATGACCACCAAGTCCTGAACAAGAAATTTTCTAAATAAATGTAAAAATAGTTTACACAATGATGTAAATTGCTTTATAATAAACACATCAACAACACAAACCCAAGGAAACCAAAATGAACACTCAAGCAGCAAAAACATTCGGAGCAATCGCCTTTGCTAATGGCATCAAGTGCGCACCTTGCTTAGATAGCAACATGATGGCAATGATTGCAGGCCGCGAGATTGGAGACAAGCGCACATCAAAAGAGATGAAGGCATGGATGGCAGGATGGACAGAAGCCAACTTATCCGCCAAGTAAGGAGCAAAGACCATGAACACCTATAAAAAATACTTTCGCGAACTACTGGAGGCAATGGGCATAGCTTGCTTGTTTGCCAGCCCGTTTATCGTTTACTTTATGGATATGAAGCCATGAACTGCTGCGACGCTAATGGGCAATGCATTCAAGGCAAAGATTGCCCAGCCCGTGCAACCAATACATCATGCAATGAAATAGATGAAACAATCGACCCAAGCGAGCGGATTACTGTTTACGATTGGATTATGGATGCAATACACACCGCAGTAAGCGCAATATTGGGAGCGGCTCTTATTGGCGCAGTGTTTTATTTGTCTTGGAAGCCATAATTCGGCATAATCAAACCTATTGAAAAGGATACATCATGGCATTCACTGAAACACAATTACAGGCAGAGCTGGCTAATGACGGCGCAGGTGCAAAGATCACAAAGTTTTTAAACGCAGGCACAAGCACTGACGTTTACGTGCAAAACCTAAATAGCACTACAAGCGAAAAAGCAGGCTGGACACAAGTAGCCCAGACCAACACAGCCGCACAAGCCGCAGCATTGATTCGCGCTAACCTTACTTTGCGTTAGATATAAAATGACGCTTTACGTCAACACGTAGGGCATCGTTATGAAAAATAAAGTAGAGAGCGGAAATTCTGCTAACTTAACCAACCGTGGCAGGGGCAGGCCCAAGGGCGCAGTAAACAAGGCCACACGCGCATTTAGAGATACGGTTAATGCTTTGCTAGAGGGCAATGCTGAAAACGTCTCAGAGTGGCTTAATGCCGTTGCTTATGGTGATGGCGACCAATTGAAGCCAGACCCAAAAGGCGCACTGGACATTCTCAGCAAGCTGGCTGAGTACGCAACGCCTAAACTAGCACGCACTGAACTAGCGGGGGATAAAGAAGCTCCAATCGTTATCTCATGGCAGTTAGATCAATAGTAATTCCTTACACGCCTCGCAAGGCTTTCATGCCTTTGCACACACGGCGGCAAAGGTGGGCAGTTGTTGTTGCGCATCGAAGAGCTGGCAAGACCGTGGCGTGTGTCAATCAGCTAATCAAAGAAGCGCTGACATTCAATGGCAATGACGGGCGGTTTGCCTATGTTGCGCCTTTCTATTCGCAGGCCAAGGCGGTAGCATGGGACTATCTCAAGCGATACAGCGCACCAGTGCCTGGGATCAGCATCAACGAATCAGAACTGAGAATCACTTATCCGAACGGGTGTTCTATACGCTTGTTTGGTGCTGATAACGCTGACGCTCTGCGTGGTTTGTACTTTGATGGCGTAGTGGCCGACGAATATGGAGATTGGAAGCCGAGCGTATGGGGTTACGTTATTCGCCCTGCATTAGCTGATAGACAAGGATGGGCGGTAATCATTGGCACACCCAAGGGGCGTAATCAGTTCTGGGAGACATACGAGCACGCCAAGGTCAATGATGAATGGCTGGCACTTTGCATTAAGGCAAGTGAGTCAGGACTGTTGCCAGAGTCAGAGCTTGATTCTCTGCGCCTTGAACTAACCGAAGATGCGTGGCGGCAAGAGATGGAGTGCGACTTTGATGCTGCATTGCCAGGCGCTATCTATGGCAAGGAAATATGGCTTGCAGACCAGCAAGGGCGAATCAAGGCCGATTTGTATGACCCTGCGCTTAAAGTTCACGCTGTGCTTGACTTGGGGTGGTCAGACGATACGGCTATTTGGTGGTTCCAAGTTGGCAAAGAATTACGACTGATTGACTGCTACAGCACGCACGGCATGCCAATATCGCATTACAACGAAGTGTTGAAGGCAAAGCCGTACGCATATGGTGATTGGCTATGGTTGCCGCATGATGCAAGGGCTAAGAGCTTGCAAACTGGTAGAAGTATCGAGGAGCAGTTTAGGGGGCTTGGATGGAAGCCTCGCATCGTTCCGCAGCTTGGCTTGATTGACGGTATACAGGCATCGCGCTTAACATTGTCAGATTGCTTTATTGACACTAAATGCGCCGACGGAATAGACGCTCTGAAACAATATCAACGTGAATATGACGAGGATAAGAGAGCGTTTAGAGATAAGCCGCGACATGATTGGACAAGCCACTACAGTGATGCATTTAGATATGCTTGTTTGGTATGGCGAGAGGAAATGAAACCAAAACCTGCTGAGCCGCCTAAATTTTCCCAACAGCAAACCATTTCTGAGATAATACGAGCGAATTCCAAGAGAAAGCGAGATTACGAATGATTTACGGCCAGCCAGTCACCCTTACCGCTACGGGCACTATTTCCCCACGTCAAGGGAAAATATCAGGCTTTTACGTCAACTCGACAACCGTCGGGACTATCGCACTCGCAGATTCAAATGGCGCAATTGGTGGCACGATTACCCCCGCAGTTGGATGGCACTTTTACCCAATCGGGTTTCAAGGTGCTTTATCCGCTGTGATTGGCGGCACATTGAACGTAACATTCATCGTTCAGCCCACCTAAGTTATGGACTACGAATCAGGCGCACTGGAAAAGCCGGAAGATGTTGGAGTAGACCAAGCGGGCATAGTTCGCCGTTGGCTATTGGAACTAAAGCTCGCTGATAAAAGAGAATCTCAATGGCGCGAAAAGGGTGACAAGGTTCTTAAACGCTATCGGCAAAAAGAGATTAAGAAACACAGCTTTAACATTCTTTGGTCGAATACCGAGACCATGCGCCCGGCAATCTATAACAGCTTGCCAAAACCTGATGTACGCCGTCGGTTCAAAGATGAAGACCCAGTGGGAAAGGCTGTGAGCGAAGTTATTGGCCGCTGCCTTGAATATGGCATGGACACGACCCAGTTTGATTCTCAGATTCGGTTCTGCGTGATTGACATGCTATTGCCTGGCCGTGGATTGGCTCGCGTGCGCTATGTTCCAACCATCAACAAAGTGCAGGAAGAAACCGACACCGAGCCAACAGAAGCGTTAGATGGAGACTTTGAGGAGCTTGCTTGGGAGCAGGCACCTATTGAACACGTTCAATGGAAAGACTTCCGCATATCCGCAGGTGAATCATGGGAGTCTGTGACATGGGAAGCGTTTCGCCACCGATTGACACGCGACGAACTTGAGGAACAGTTCGGAGAGATTGGCGCATCCGTTCCATTGGACAAGACAGATGACCCTGATGTTGAAGGCGAAAAGGACATGGACGTTGCTGAAGCGTTCAAGACTGCCGAGGTATGGGAGATATGGGACAAGGAAGAGCGCGAAGTAATCTTTATCGCCCCTGCCTATAAAGATAGCCCACTAAAGACGTTACCAGACCCGCTCGGACTAACTGGCTTCTATCCTAACCCTCGCCCTTTATACGCTTGCGAAGATAGTGGCACACTGATACCTACGCCGCTGTTCGAATACTACCGAGAACAGGCAGACGAACTCGACACTGTAACCCGTCGCATTAACATCTTGGTCAAGGGATTGAAGATGCGCGGCATCTATGACTCCACGCTGTCCGAGTTGTCTGAATTGATGCGCGGCGAGGATAACGACCTGATTCCGGCTTCAAACGTCACCGCATTGTTAGAGCGTGGCGGATTGGAAAAGGCCATCTGGTTCATGCCTATCGAGCAGGCTGCCAAAGTATTGCAGATATTGCAAGTGCAGCGAGAATCATCTAAGCAGGTGATCTACGAGATTACGGGTATCAGTGACATTTTGCGCGGCTCAACCAATGCCAACGAAACACTTGGCGCTCAACAGATTAAGGCCCAATGGGGTAGCGCACGATTGAAGCGCATGCAGACCGACTGTGCTTTGTTCATTCGTGACTTGCTTCGCTTGCAATCCGAGATCATTGGAGAGCGCTTTCAGCCTGAGACATTGGCCAGTATGACGGGGCTTAAATTCCCCACTGGTGAGGAAAAGCAGCAAGCCATGATGCAATGGCAAATGCAGTCACAGCAAGCCCAGATGCAAGGCCAACAGCCTCCACCGCAGCCCGACTTACCACCAAGCTGGGATGAGATCATCCAGGTGATGCGTGATGATAAGTTGCGCACATTCAAGGTTGACGTTGAGACTGATTCGACTGTTGCCGCATCGGTTGAGTCTGACATGAAGGGATTGAGCGACACAATGAACGCTCTAAACCAAGTCATTCAAGGTTTCATGCCAGCGGTGCAAATGGGTGCTTTGCCTGTTGACGCATTGAAAGAGATGCTATTGACCGTGACACGCCGGGCAAAGATGGGCAATGCCGTGGAAGATGCTATCGACAAGATTAAGCAGCCCCCACCGCCTCCACAAGAGCAGCAACCGCAGGACAACAGCTTGCAAGTCAAGCAAATGGAACTGCAACACAGCCAGCAAGTGGAGCAGGGCAAGTCTCAATTGGAGCAGGCCAAGCTACAACAGTCTGCCCAGATCGAGCAATTCAAGGGTGAGCAGGCTTTGCAGTTGGAGCAGGTTAAACAGCAATTCGCGCTACAGTTGGAGCAATTGAAGCAAGACGCAGAAACGCAACGCGCACAAATGAAGGCCCAGATTGATAGCGAAACCAAGTTGCAGATTGCCGGAATGAATGCTCAAGCGGCTGAGAAACCCGCCGTAAATATAGACACCGGGGCACTTACTGAGCAAGTAAAATCTCACTCTGAAAAGAGCGACGCAAGCATGATGCAAGCGATGCAGAATTTTGGGCAGATTGCACAGGCTCTGGTAAAAACAATCGAACAAATGAACAAGCCTAAAAAACGTATGCTGCAACGTGGGCCGGATGGCAAGGCAGTTGGCATGATTGAGGTATCAGAATAATGGCTAATCTTGGCGGAAACCTTGGCGAATTACGCTTAGTGGTTGAAATTGTTAGAAAAGAAACGGGCAAGACTGATACCGTCGAGCTAGTTGGTTTTATTGACGAAGATAAATTGAAAGAGGCATTGAATGGCACTGACACACAGCACAGCGGCACGTAACGCTGCTACGGACGCAGTAACGGCGCTTATAGGAGCTTCTGGCAGGCTTCGTTTCCGATTGTCTGGCACGGTTGCAGCGCCTGGCACTTCGGTGGCTAACTTGGCCCTGAGTGCTACGGCATTCGGCGCGTCTGCTACTGGAACCGCTACGGCTAACGCGATTACAAGCGACACCAACGCCGCAGGCAATGCTTCCCCAGTGGCTACGGCTACGCTAGAAACATCCGGCGGAACTGTGGTCATTCATTGCGCAGTAGCTGCAAGTGGCTCTGATATCAACATGACCAACGGATTGACAGTGACTGCGGGCGATACTGTGTCGTGTTCTAGTCTGACATACACTGCACTTTCAGCCTAAACAATGGCAACCTACGCAGACCGCGTTCTAGAAACCTCGACTAGCACAGGTACGGGCAATATAACGCTCGCTGGTGCTGTGACGGGTTTCCGTGCATTTAGCCCTGCTATGTCGCTCAATGTAATGACTGATTACGTCATAGAGGCGGTTGATGCATCCAACGTGCCAACAGGCGAATGGGAGACGGGGCGTGGATACTTGTCGGCATCTAACACGCTTGTCAGGTCAAGGCCAAACGCAGGCAGTGCAGCTACTCCCGTGTCATTCAGTGCTGGGACTAAGCGGGTATTTATCTCTCCCAACACAGCGTCAGCATTTACACGCGACAACAATCTGAGCATTGGCAGGCAAGTTGCCATCTCTTTAAAGCAATATCAAGGGTAAAACATGAGCACGACTACTGGAAACGTACAGCCAATCTGGATAGCAAAAGGCGACCTGTCCAAGGATGGCACGACTGGTATGAACCAAGCCATTACACTCGCCGCTGCTGACTACACTGGCATTAGTGCAAATACTTCGCTGGTGTTTACCGCAGGTGCGGACGGCGCACGTATCGAGCGTTTGAAGTTCACACCTGCGGGTACGAACGTGCAAACCGTTGCGCGAATCTTTATCAATAACGGCGCAGTCAACACGACTGCCGCCAACAATACTTTTATTGGTGAGATCACCTTACCCGCAACGACTGCAAGCGCAACGGCTGCACTTGTTTCGCCTGAGTTTGTTATGTCAGGCGGTGCGCTGGCTATCCCGGCTGGGTTCAAAATTTACGTCGGCCTAGGCACGGCTGTGGCTGCTGGCTGGGTGATCACTCCAATCGCTGGGCAATACTAATGTTCGGCACTCCCCAAGGCGCGGAAGTAACTGACTTTTTCGGCAACAGCATAACTGCGGGTGGGGCGTGGCATACATGGACTAAGCGCAAGACCGCATCAATGGTGCATATCTTGTTGCTGGGTGCTGGTGGCAATGGTGGCACTGGTGCGGTGGGTGCAAATAGTACAGCGGCTGGCGGCGGTGGTGGTGGCTCTGGTGGCCAGACCTCGGTGCTTATCCCTGCTTACATGCTACCGGATGTGTTATACATCAGCTTGGCCTATGGCGGCGCTGCGGTAGCGTCTTACGTTTCGTTTGACCGTACAACTACGGCTCAAAGCGTACTTGCCATTGCTAACGCTGGTGGAAACGGCGGCAATGCTACTGGCGCTACGGCTGGCGCGGCTGGTGCTGCTGGTGCAATCGCAACCATTGCAACTATGCCTCGGGCGGGTGGTGGCTTTTACAACTTACTTGCAGGTCAAGCTGGCATTATCGGAGGCACCACGGTTGCCGCCGCTGCCTTGACGGCTCCCACTACTGGATTGATCGTAGCTGGAGGTACTGGCGGCGGTGGTCTTCCTGCTGCGGCTGCTGTGGGTACGGCTGGTGGGGCGTTTACAGCGACTGGCGTGTGGTTAACCCGTGCGGCTGCTACATCGGGTGGAGCATCAAGCGCGGGAACCAATGGCGGTTCTGGTGTTGAGTATTACAACAACATCTTCCTGCCAACGCCGGGATGTGGCGGGTCTTCTGGTGGCGGAACTACTGGTGCATCCGGTGGCGGTGGTCATGGTTCCGTCGGGTGTGGTGGTGGTGGTTCCGGCGGTAGAATCACTGGTCAATTAGATGGCAGAATAGGCGTTGGCGGTACTGCTAATTGCATCATCACACAATGGTAAACCATGCAGTATTTCAACATCCTTTATGAAGACGGCACATTACTTCTACAAGAGGTCTTTGCTGGTCAAGTAATCCGCTATTGCGACGAACTTGGCAATACGGTCACACCTCCATTGCTTGGCTCGCAAAACATGGGAACGGTAATTCCAGCGTTTCCAATTCCACCAGACCCAATCGTTATCCCTGAAGTAGTTGCACCGGTGGAAGTTGCGCCCGAAGTGGTAGCGACTCCAATTAATTACACCGACATTCTTGGCGCACCGCTGCGCACTATGACGTATGACGACAAAGGCCAATTAGTACGCATAGACTACCCCGGCTCAAGCACTTATCAGATTCTTGAATATGACGCTGGTCGTTTGCGCAAGATCACCGAAGTGTCTCCTATTGGAATATGTTTCGAGCGCCATTACTACTACGACAACTGGGGTCGGTGGGTGGAGGAAACCCAACTATGAACGAATTAGAGGAAAAGTTGCAATGCGTCATGATTGACGCAGGCGCTCAGATTGGCGAGTTACTGCGCTGCATTATTGAAGCGGAAGTAAACGCGCAACTCTCAAAAATTCAACAATTGCAAGCTGTGCTTAACGGTACGGACTGCTGTGGTGACGTAACCCCGACCACGTAAGCGTCGGTTTTTTTAAGGGCTTTTTAATGTCATCTCATGATTTTCACGACCCATTAGTGGGTACTTATAACGACAACTTGACCTCTTTGGTCACTTGCTTGGCTACTACCTTCGGTGACGAAGTTGGCTTGGCGGTAAACGAAAAGATCAATGCTGTATTGCAACTCGAAGGTGTTGATATTGCTGCTGTCACGGCACAGATCGCTACCCTCAATGCTTTGATGCAGTCTGACAATGCATCTGATGCTGCTACTGCACAGGCTATCGTCAGCCAACTGACGGCACTGTCAAGCCGCATCACTTCGCTTGAGGCATCTACCGCTGTAGCTGACCTGACCGCTGCTGTTGCTGCTATTCAAGACGCTATCACCGCTGAAGCCGCTGCCCGTGTTGCTGGCGATGCTGCCAACGCTGCTGCTATTGCATCCGTAGCTGCCAGCGTTACAACTCTGCAAACAACCATTGCAACACTGGAGGCATCCGTTGCCGCTGGTGGTGGTGGTTCTTGCGATTGCACTGCAATCAATACCGCTATCGCTGCCGTTGTTAGCGATGTAACTGCACTCAAGTCTAGCGATGCTGCTCAAGCTACCGCCATTGCTGACCTAACATCACGCATCCAAACGCTGGAAGTCAAGGCTGGTGACATCACTGCTGCATCCGCCGCCGCCGCTGCTGCATCTTTGGCCGCTGCCGCCGCATCCGTCAAAGCTGACGCTGCTTCTGTCAAGGCCGACGCTGCTACAGCCGCTGCTGCGGCTAACGCTGCCGCCATCCGTGAGCTGGACGACCGCAACGAAGAACAGCATGGTCGCTTCATCCATAAGAACGAGATCAAAGACATTGATTGCGCCGCTATCGGTAGCGCATTCCGTGCTGCGATGCGTTCTAAAATGAACCTGAGCTAATCAATTGGGGCGGTTTAATCGCCGCCCCTTTTACTATGAACATCATCACTACCAAAGTGCAGCGCGAAAAGAGACTGGAAACTTGCAAAGAGTGTCCGGAAAAAGTTGTGCGCTTTGGTAGTGACGTATGTGGACTGTGTAACTGCCCATTGGCGGGTAAGTCAATCCTAATAGCCGCAAAATGTCCCGCTGGTAGGTGGGAGTTACTGCCTTGCTAGGTATAAATACACTAGGCTCGCAGCCTATATCGGCACTTAGCTCGGGAGCTTCTACCCCTCCAACTACGGTTACGCACGATACAAGCGGGGCGATCGTTGGCGTTATTGGGTCTGTATCTGGCTCTGCGGCGCGGCTTCATGCTTTCAGCACGTCTGGTGCTTTATCTGGACAGATTGGTGCTGTATCAGGCACTGCAACACGCATACACGCATTCTCTGCCACTGGTGCATTGATTGGCCCTGGCGGTTCTTTGGCTGGAACTGCTAACAGAATCCGCTCGATGGCAACGTCTGGCGTATTGGCGGGGCAGTCTTCATTGCTGGCAGGCTCTGCGGCTCGCTCTGGTGCAGTTTTGAGCCATGATACAACAGGTGCTATCGTTGGTCCTGGCGCATCAATCTCTGGTGCATCGAATCGGACTAGAGCAATATCGTCTTCTGGCGCGTTAATTGGCCAAAGCGCATTGCTTGCTGGTTCTGCTACTCGATCCGGTGCAGTCGTAAGTCATGCTACTAGCGGCGCTCTTGTTGGTCAAATAGGCTCAATTGCAGGCGTTGCAGTCCACCAATCACTGCACACATATAGCGGCGCTATCGTTGGACAATTGGGTTCAATATCCGCGATTGCCACTCGCACGTCGTCGGTCTTAACTCCTACCAAATTGGGAGGCGATGATGCGTTTCACCACAATAAGCATACTGGCTGGAATAAAAAGACGTGGCAGAAAAAGCAGCTTCGCGAAGATGCTATTGAATCAACCATCGAGGCCACTTATCAACAATTGATGGGGTTTGCGCCAGCGCCTGCCGTGGTGGCAGAGATTAAGCGCGAAGCAAAGGCCGAGATACCTCGAATCGATTACACGCAAGAGCGCAAGTTCATTGATTGGTTATCGGCTGAAATACAATCTATCCGCAATATTGAGCGAGATATTGAAGACGACGACGAAGAAGCAATGATGCTTTTAATGGGGTAAATATGAACTATTCAAAGATACAAGAGCAATTGGGATTTTCAGAATCTGATAAAGCTACATGGATAGCAAACAACGGCAAGTATTACCAAGACCCAGAGCAGGGATGGATTGACAAACTAATAATGCACGCTTACCCAACGCGCACAGCTTCCGTTTATGTAATGCCGTCTTATCAATCGCCTATTAGTGGAAAATGGATTGACACACCATCGCAGCGCCGTGACGATATGGCCCGTAATAACTCCCGCCCTTGGGAGGGTATGGAATCAGAGCGCAAAGCTGCAAGCGAACGAGTTAAAATCGAGGAAAAGCAAAAAGATACTGCCATTGAAAACGCAGTAGTTGGCGCTTATCATTCACTCAGCGATGATAAGAAATCAATATTATCTAACGCTTTGTGATATAACCCTGCTATATAGCAGAAATTGGAGTAAAAATGCAAGATGATGCGGACCTCTCAACAGAGGAAATTGAAAAACCCGAAGCGCTTTCGATGGACGATACCATCCGGCAAACTTTGGAGAATATCGAATCCCGTGCCGATGATCGAGACGAAAATGGCAGGTTCACATCAAAAGAAACTCCAACAGAGCCAACAGAGCCCAAACCCGCAGAGCCCGAGGCAAGCGAAGAAGTCGCACCAGAGATTGCCGCTACTGAGCCAGAGCAAGTAACTATCCCCACTGAATTGCAGCGATTGGGTTTACGCAAAGAAGCGGCCAGCGCTATTGCAAAAGACCCCGTAGTGATGCAAGAGTTTATCCGTCGCTCGGATGAAATGCACCGTGGGTTAGAGCAGTACCGCGAAAAAGCACAATTCGGTGACACGATGCGCAATGCGCTATCGCCATACATGCGCAACATTGAAGCTACGGGCATGGCTCCCGATGTGGCGGTTCAAGGCTTATTACAAGCTGACTCTATGCTGCGCACTGGAAGCTCAGAGCAGAAAGTACAAATGCTGCACAAAATTGCAGCGGACTACGGAATTGACATTCTCCAAGCGGCGCAAACACAAGTCGCGCCATTTGATAGCAACTCATACGCACTCCAACAAAAGCTTACCCAAATGGAAAGCTGGATTGCACAACAAACCCAAGCACGTCAGCAGCAAGAGAGCGCAACGCTTAACAGCGAAGTAGAAAGATTCTCAAGCGACCCCGCTAACGTGCATTTTGCGGCAGTTCGGGACGACATGGCTGACCTCATACAGGTTGGAATGGCTGCCGACCTCCGAGACGCCTATGAAAAGGCAATCTATGCTAACCCGACAGTACGCGCTCAAGTGCTTGCCCAACAGCAAGTCAAAGCAGAGACTGAGAGGAAAGCGATTGCTACTCAGAAAGCGCAATCTGCCAAGCAGGCGGCTGCGGTTAATGTATCTCGCAAGGGTACTTTGCCATCAGCAAGAGCCGTTGGCAGCATCGACGACACCATCAGGGACACAGCTCGCGAGCTGGGTCTAATCTAATCTTTTAGGAGTTAATCATGGCCTCTCCCGGTCAAAGCACCCTTTTCAATACCTTCACCGAACTGGTGAGCACTACTTATCGCAACCACAAAAAAGAAGTTGCCGATAACGTTTCCAACCACAATGCACTGTATCGCCGTATTACAGAGAAAGGTCGTATCCGCTTGGAAGATGGTGGCTTGTCTATCGTCACGCCTTTGGACTACGCAGCTAACAGCACATACCAACGTTACTCCGGCTTTGACGTTTTGAACGTCGGTGCTGTTGACGTTATCTCTGCCGCTGAATATGCATGGCGACAAGTTGCTGTTAACGTGGCCGCTTCCGGTTTGGAAATTCGCACTAACAGCGGCTCCAATCGCATCATCAACTTTGTGAAAACAAAGCTGAAAAATGCCCAGCGTTCGATGGCTAACGGCTTGTCTGGTGACTTGTACTCTGACGGTACAGCATCTAACCAGATGAACGGCATTCAAGCATTGGTTTCTGACCTTGGCACTGGTACTGTGGGTGGTATCAACTCCACCAACTTCCCATTCTGGCAAAACCAAGTAATCAGCGCTGCTACTCAGGCTGTCACCGTTTCCGCTGCAACTATCGAAGCTGGCATCATGCTGCCTTTGTGGCTGCAATGTACCCGTGGCAACGATACGCCTGACTTGATCGTTATGGACTCGAACTATTTCAGCTTCTATGAAGCCTCGCAATCGTCTTTGAAGCGTTACGCTCCTGCTGACGAAGGTAAAGGCGGCATGATCAGCATGAAGTACAAGACCGCTGACGTGTTCTTTGATTCAAGCGCATCCGGCATCCCTGCTAACCATATGTACTTCTTGAATTCCGACTTCCTAGAGTTGGTTGTTCATCAAGATGCAAATATGGAAATCATGCCAGAGCTGCGTTCTGTCAATCAAGACGCATTGGTTATTCCAGTGTTGTTCCAAGGTAACTTGGTATGTTCTAACCGCGCTCGCCAGGGCGTTGGTAAGGCGTAATTTATAGGGCCGGGGGAACCTGGCCCATAACTTAAAGGAATCAAAATGTTTTCAGCAATTTCCCCCACTCTGGGCACTCAACCATTCAATGACTGGTTCGCCCCTGACACCGTGCAACGTCACCCCCTCGGCATGACCGTTACCGCCGTGGATCCCTATTGGGGAACGGGCAAGTTTGTCTACATCAAATCAGCTGCAGCTATCCTCAAGGGTTCGCTGGTAATGTGGTCTGAACTCTATGAAGGCGCTCTGTTGCCATCTACCGCTGGTCAAGGTTTCGCCTTTGGCGTGGCAATGGCTCCTACTGCCTCTGGCTCTTACGGCTGGGTTCAAACCGAAGGTTTGGCAGTGTACAAGACCAATGCAACCGTTGCGGCTGATACAGCCGTAGCAGTGGCAGCGGCTGGTATCGCTGGAACTTTAGCCGCTGGCAAACAACTGCTAGGCACTCGCAACCGCATCGCTGCAACCGGTACAAAAACCGTTACTGCTGCGACTGTGCTGGGTTCTGGCAAGGTTGTCTGTGCATCCGGTTACGATGGTTTCTTCCTCGGCATGGCATTGTCCGGCACTGGCATCCCCGCTAGTACCGTGGTAGCTGCTCTCGATCCCGATGGACGCACTATCTACACTGGCTCTGCTATCGGAACCACTGGCGATAAAAACGCGACTGCATCCGGTTCTATTACCCTCACGGGTACTTACACTGGCTACGGCGCTGGGGTTATCAACAACCCATGCGCACAGGGCCAGATTCTCTAATCAGAATCTTGGAAGGGGCTTCGGCCCCTTTTATTCCAGAGTGTACTAATCAGTGCATTCTGCAATAAATCCTAAACAGGAAAGAGAAAATGGAATTACATCAAGCACGCCCCCCATTCGTTGAATTCAAACGTGTCGCAATTCACGACAAACTTAGATCCGAAGAACTAGGTCGTCGGGTTACCAAAGACTTGGACATGGCATTTATCATGCAACCAGGCTCAAAAGATCAAGTCGAGCGTATTGCCGTTGATTGGCTGGCCATGCTAAAAATCAAGTCTGTGAACGGGTCTCCTGATGCTTACCCGCAAGAATGGATTGATGGATTCCACCGCAAGTTTGACTCTTGGAAAAATGGGCAAGATGCGCCATTGGACGGCACATCCGTTAAAGAATGGCCAGTATTGTCACCGTCCCAAGCTGATAACTTTATCTCAATGCGCATATTGACAATTGAAGACGTTGCAGCTATGACCGAGGAAGCTATGCGCTCTTATGGCATGGGTGGCCGTGAGTTTAAGCAAAAGGCGCAAGAATGGTGCAAAGGCAAAGATTCTGCAACTCTTGAGAATGAGTTTCTCAAAAAGCAATTGTTAGAGCTAACGCAAAGGCTTTCACAATTGGAGCAAATCGCAGATAATACAGACGAACCTCTACAGGTTAAGCGAGGGCGCAAGCCTAAATCATTACTGCCAGATATGGCAGAGCGTCAATCTGTGGAGTAATACATGGCGACCTGCCTTTCGATAGTTCAAGCAATAACTGGTAGATTGTCGCTGACAGTGCCTACGCAAGCCGTAGGAAATACTGATCAACAAATAACTACTATTCTCGCGCTATGTAACGAAGAAGGGCAGGAGCTTGCAGCACGCCACGAATGGACTGGCCTGCAAACTGAGGCAACATTCACCACCTTGGCCGCTGAGAATCAGGGCGCAATGGAGACAATAGCCCCCGGTCTTGGTTACATCATCAATGACACCATCTGGAACCGCACACTGCGTCGCCCTGTGTATGGTCCGAAGTCTGCCCAAGGCTGGCAACAAAACAAAGCCTTTGCAATCAATGGCCCTTGGTCAAACTTCCGTGTAAAGGGTGGCAGTCTTTACATGTACCCAACCCCTGTTGCAGGGCAAACATGCGTATTTGAATATACGACACGCAACTGGTGCAGTGATTCCACTGGTGTAACTGGCTATGAAGAATGGTCCGCTGATACTGATATTCCGCGACTTGAATGGAATCTATTGGTATTGGGGACAATCTGGCGCTGGAAGAAGCTAAAGGGCTTTGAGTACGCCGAGGACTTCAACACCTACGAGCGGCGATGTATGGATGCGATGGGCAAGGATGGCTCTAAAGATTGGCTGAGTCTGTCCAACACTAAGTATGATATTTTCCCTGGCATCGTCGTTCCGTCAGGTAGCTGGAATATCTAATGCGACAAGCTGCAAGAACAAAAGGGCGAAGAATAGCAGTATCAAACTCTGTTTCTTTGCCGTCTCCCGTCGGTGGGTGGAATGCTCGCGACACAATGACAAATATGAAGCCCGAAGATGCGGTGGTAATGGAAAATTGGTTTCCGCTGACGACAGAATGCCAACTGCGCAAGGGTTACACCAAAGAAACAACCGGAATAGTAGGTCAAGTAGAGAGTTTAATGGTCTATTCTGCTGGCACTAGCGAAAAGCTATTTGCAGTGGCTGGTGGTAGCTTCTACGATGCTTCAAACACTGGTGCAGTGGGAGCAGCGGTTGCAACTGGTAAGACTAACTCTCGCTGGCAATATACCAACATTGCAACGGCTGGCGGTAATTTTCTATACACTGCCAATGGTGTTGATAAACCAATGCTGTATGACGGCACTACATGGACGCTAATTGATGGCGCTTCTACCCCGTCAATCACAGGCGTGACAACGACCACACTTACAAGCCCGATAGTGTTTAAGAATCGCGCTTGGTTTATTGGTAAGAACACCTTAAAAACATGGTATTTGCCAGTTTCATCCGTGGGCGGCGCTGCCAATCCGATTGATGTTTCATCGGTGGCTCAAAAGGGCGGATATATCGTCGCACACTCTACTTGGACGATTGACGCAGGCACAGGCGTGGATGATTACTACGTCATCGTTACCAGTAATGGTGAGGTTATCGTGTATCAAGGGACTGACCCGTCAAGCGCTACAACATGGGCGCTTAAGGGCGTATGGGCATTAGGCGCACCGGTTGGAGAGCGTTGTTTATATAAATTCTCAGGCGACCTTTTTTATATCTCTCAGGACGGATTAGTCCCTATGGGCGGGGCATTGCAATCGTCGCGTGTAAACCCTAGGGTAGCTATAACAGACAAAATTCAATTTGCAATATCAAGCGCAGTTTCTAGTTATTCTGGGAACTTCGGTTGGGCGCTGGTTTATTATGCAAAAGAGAATATGCTGATTCTCAATGTGCCTACTGCTGAAGGTAATTTGCAAGAGCAATATGCAATGAACACCATAAGTAGGTCATGGGCTAAATTCACCGGATGGAATGCGAACTGTTGGGACTTATTTAACGACGAACCATACTTCGGCGGGGATGGTTTTGTAGGCCGCGCATGGAACGGGTTCGTTGATGACGTTTCAAATATCACCGGAACGTGCATACAGGCATTTTCAACCTATGGCAACCCAGGCAATCTAAAACGCTGGACGATGACTAGGCCAATATTGAGAGCGAGCGGAAGTCCAGTAATCAGCGGTGCAATGAATGTCGACTTTGATATGACGTTCAATACTTCGCCGCTTTCATTCTCTCCTGTTGTTTATGGGGCATGGGATTCGTCTATATGGGACAGTGGTGTATTCGGCGCTGACTTCAACATCTACCAAGCATGGCAGGGTGTATCTGGTGTTGGGTATTACGGCGCACCTCAAATGAAAATCGCATCTAGTGGAATTGATGTTCGATGGGTATCTACGGACGTGGTTTATGAGTCAGGGTCTATTTTGTGATTGACAAATGGCGCTATCTGTTGGAGCCGCTAATAAATGAGTCTATGGCCCCTATTCCTTGGGAACAAGTAAAGCAGCAAGACTATATTTTGTTTGAGTGCGGAGAATCTGTGTTAGTGGCAAATAGCAGTTTTATGTTTGGTAAAAAATCCATACAGATATGGCTAGCTGCTGGCATAATGGAGGAAATAGACGTTCTGGCTCAACAGGCAGAAGACTATGGCCGAAATAACGGATTTGAGCTTATTGCCTACTGCGGTAGAAAAGGCTGGATTAAATCACACGGCTATAAAGAGGTTGCAACTGTTGGAGTAAAGAATCTATGAACTCGATAAAAGACATATTTGGCATTCAAAGCGCACCCGCTGCACCAGACTACACTGGAGCTGCTCAAGCCACAGCGTCGGGGAATCTAGCGGCGGCACAACAGGCAACCCGCGCTAATCGAGTTAATCAATATACGCCTTACGGTTCACTGACATACCAAGAAAACCCGAATGGGACTTGGGACCAGAACATGAACCTGTCATCCACAGGGCAGCAACTTCTAAACGCAGACAACCAATCTGCACTAGGTTTAGCAGGACTGCAAAGCAACGCAATGCAAGGCGTAGCAGGTCAGCAGGGCCGTGGCTGGGATGACGCATCGCTGACACCCAGCGCAATCAACCCCGGACAAACGGCTCAAGATGCGATTATGTCGCGCCTAAATCCTCAGTTTGACCGTCGCCAGTCTGCACTTGAAACACAACTTGCAAACCAAGGCATCGCTCGCGGTACAGAGGCGTGGACTAACGGCATGACAGACCTAAACAACGCTCGCAACGATGCAACGTCTCAAGCTGCATTACAAGGTATCGGACTAGGCCAACAAGCCCGTCAGCAAGGCATTCAAGAGCAGCAATATTTCAACTCCCGCGACTTAAATAACCTCAACGCGCTGCGCACCGGTTCACAGGTGACAAACCCAACATTCAGCAACTACAACCAACAGGCTACGACTGGAGGGGCTGACATGATGGGAGCTACTCAGGCAGGATATAACGCGCAACTAGGGCAGACCAACGCTAACAACGCATTCGGAAGCTCTGCCATGCAAGGCTTGTTTGGTCTTGGCGGCGCTTACATGGGGATGAAATAACATGGCAGCCCCGATCATGGCCCCCGGTGCTTACGATGCAGAGTCGGAAGCTATCCGCCGTCGCCTAGCATTTGCAGAGGCGCTTAAATCCCCAACTGCGCAAGGTGGGCAGATGGTGAGTGGACATTACGTCCCCATGAATCCATTAGCGGGACTGGCTGACTTGCTTCGCGCAAAGTGGGGTAAGGAAGAAAGTGAAGGCGCGACCAAAGACCAACAGGCACTAGCTGACCGAATCCGCAACAAACAGAGCGAAGAATGGGCGGGCGTATCGGGTATGTTGACCGGGAAACCCGCGCAGACTATGCAACCCCTTACGCCGAACGATGACGAAGGCAATGTAAACCCTGCTATCAACGTAGGCGCACAGGCCCCAGATATTGCAGCGGCATATGCACGCGCCTTGCAAGCAGAAGATCCAACATTGCGGCAGTTTGGTATGCAGGGTATGGCGCAAATGCCACAACTAGAAGCGCAGAAACAAGAGCGCATCGACGCACGCACATTCCGTCAACAAGAGTCAGAGGCATCCCGCACAGCACGCGCAGAGGAATTGCAGCAGCGGCTACAAGATGCACGCGCAAGCCAGACAGAGCGATTAGCGGCTCAAAAGGAATTGCGCGAGATGCAAATTCAGGCGCAGCGTGATAACGCTCGATTGGTTTCGTCTTTGCGTCAACCCGCACAAGCTCAGATCATCCAAACTGAAAATGGGCCAATGCAACTTATCGGCGGTAAAGCCGTGCCGATTACCGGGCCTGATGGTAGGCCAGTGCAAGGCACAAAAACAGGCGCTGCGGCTGACGTTACAAAGCAGAAAGATGCACAAGATGCTCTTACCCTGTTGGAACAAGCTGCGCCATTGGTTCGCGGTGCAACGGGTAGCACTATCGGCGCGGGATTGGATTGGATGGCTGGCGCTGTAGGTGCGGCTCCAAAGGGCGCACAAAACATCGCACAGCTAAAAGCAATATCCGGCATGTTGGTGGCGAAAATGCCGAAAATGTCCGGCCCTCAGTCTGACAAAGACGTGCAACTCTATCGAGAGATGGCTGGAAATATTGGCGACCCGAGCGTACCGACAAAGCTGAAAGAGGAAGCAATGAAGACTATTGCAGAGATTCAGTCAAGATATGCAGGGATGCAACCCCCTGAACTCTCATTCGCTGGAAAAGCCTCCCCGCAAGGTGGGTGGTCTATTGCACCTGTAGGCCAATAAATGCCAAAGTACCGCATCACATCCCCTGACGGTAAGACTTTCGAGATTACCGCTCCCGAGGGCGCTACGCAAGAGCAGGTGCTGTCCTACGCTCAAAGCCAGTGGAAGGATCAACAAGCAGAAAAAGCCCCAGACCCTACCGAGGGCATGAGTGGTTTTGACAAGTTCGCAGCGGGTGCGGGTAAGGCTGTGTACGACATTGGGCGCGGTGCAGGTCAAATGCTTGGTTTGGTTTCAGATCAAGACGTTGCAGAATCTCGAAAGCGTGACGAAGCCCTAATGAATACGGGCGCGGGCATGGCTGGCAACATTGCCGGGAATGTAATCACTGCACTACCTACGGCGGCAATTCCAGGCGTTAATACGGTTCTGGGTGGCGCTGCTATCGGTGCTGGTATGGCAGCATTGCAACCCACGCTGAAAGACGAAAGCAGACTGCAAAACATGGCCCTAGGTGGCGTGGCTGGTGGTGTGTTGCCTGCGATTGTCGGTGGTGTGAAAACCGCCAAGGCAGCACTCTACGACCCGTTAGCAGGGCAAGAGCGCATTATTGGCGGTGCATTGAAGCGCAGTGCAGGCGATAAAGCGGCAGAGATTGCAAAGGCGCTTAGAAGCCAAGGCGCGGCAACTCCCGGCGTGAGATTGTCAGCGGGGCAAGTTGGTACAAGCGAGGGACTATCAGCCCTTGAAGACGCGATTACATCCGCTTTGCCTTCGGGTGAATTGGCTCGTATGGGGCAGACAAACCGCACAGCACTTGCTGATGCTTTGCGGGGTATCGCTGGCAGCCCTGAAGCGTTGGGCGCTGCAAAAACCGCACGTGGTGATACCGCTGAAAAACTCTACGACCTTGCTCGGACTCAAGGCGTTGATGTGGCATCTTTGGCCCCAGAGGCACAAGCCAATATTGCAGCATTCCAACAGCGCATACCCGATGACATTTTGAACCGGGCAAAAGAGCTGGCAAAAATCAGCGGCGTGAATATGGATAACGAATCCGCTATCCAAGGCATGCATTGGGTGAAAAAATCCATTGATAGCAAGATTGGCCAGGCGGTAACTTCCGGCGACAAAGAGATTGCGCGCGCCTATCAAGGATTGCAGGATGATTTGATTGCAGGCATGGGTGAAATAAGCCCCGCATACGACACGGCCCGAAAGACATTCCAACAAATGAGCGGCCCAGTCAATCAAATGGAAGTCGGGAAAGCCCTGGCTAATAAGCTGATACCCGCAACCGCTGGCGATGTTCCCGCAAGTTTGAACTATTCCAGCTTGGCAACTGCCATGCGAAACCCTGACCAAATAGCCCAACGTGCTACGGGTTTCTCTGGTGCAAAGATGGGTTCTATTTTGTCACCTGACCAAATGGGAACCGTGCAAGGCGTTACGTCAGACGCAAGCCGTATTGCAGAAGCTTTGAAGCGTGGTAGCGGGAATAATTCCGCTACGCATCGCAGATTTACTCAGGGAGATATGCTGGCACAGCACTTCGCACAAGAGGCCCCATTCACATCCAAGATATTGGAATTGGCCAGTAACTTACCCGGCGTTGGGTTTGTTGGAAAAGGCGTATCTCTTGCGGGTTCAGTCGTAGGCGATAAGGTCAAAGCGCAAATGCTAGGCCAGCTTGACGATATGCTGGCAAACAACCCGCAACAGGTCGCAAAGTTAATCGAGAAAGAACTCGCTCGAGTAGAACCATCGCAAAGACAGAAGATTATTCGCGCACTGCCTCAGTCCGTGGTTTTATCTCTGCCTGCGGCTTACGTTTCGCAAAAGTAGATTCTTAATGTATCCATTAGGAAAATACCGAATGACTGCAAAACGAATGCAAACTAAAAACGCAAGTATCAAAGCTATTGCCAATGGCTTGATTAGAATTGCAATCATCAATGATGTATTTTCTGTCATAGATAAGGATTAAAAAATGTCACGTAACGGTTCAGGCACATATTCACTTCCGGCTGGTAATCCAGTCGTCAGTGGTTCAACTATAAGTTCAAATTGGGCAAATAATACTCTTTCGGATATTGCCACAGCTTTGACTGGTTCGCTTGCAAAAGATGGGCAAACAGTGCCAACTGCCAATATTCCTATGGGTGGGTTTAAGTTGACTGGATTGGCGGCGGCGACATCGAATGGCGACGCTCTAAGGTTTGAACAATTACCAACGCCTCCGACACTAGCTAGTTTAGGAGCTGCGGCATCCGGTGCAAACAGCGATATTACGTCACTTTCTGGCTTAACTACGCCTTTATCTCAGGCTCAAGGTGGCACAGGCTCAACGGCCGGTGTATCTAGCAAAATACAATCAATAACGGCATCAGTTGCGGCTAATGCGCTAACGATTAGCTCTTCTGCCTTGGCGCTAGATTTTAGAAGCACGACATTAGGAACCGGAACCGCCACGACGGTATCAGGAACACCGTCCAATCTTGTGGTCCCTGCCTCTGCAACGCTTGGCACAGTATCAGCGCAGCAATCGCGCCTTGTCGTTCTCGCACTTAACAATGCAGGGACGATTGAACTGGCAGTGGTGAACATCGCAGGTGGTAATGACCTGACAGAAACGGGATTGATTAGCACGACAGCAATCAGTGCATCGGCAACCTCTGCCAGCGTGGTATACAGCACAACAGCACGAACCTCAGTGGCTTATAGGGTGCTTGGTTACGTTGAATCCACGCAAGCAACGGCAGGAACATGGGACACTGCACCTAGTACGGTTCAAGGACAGGGTGGCAATGCGCTTGTAGGTTTGCCAATTATGCGTTCTTATACTGCTCAGGCCACTACATCAGGTACGTCTATTGACTTCACTGGCATCCCTTCATGGGCGAAGCGGATTACTTTGATGCTAGGTGTTGTTTCCACAAGCGGCACCAGTGATTTGCTTGTTCAGGGGGGTGCTGGTTCTAT